CAACTATTGATGTAGGTACAAGTATAGTAACTTTAAATAACTGTGTTCGTGGAACGGCTGCTACTTTTAGAGGAGAAACTTTTCCTAATACTACTGCAAGTTCTCATTTAGCGGGTGCTAAAGTTTTTGGTTGCCGTCTTGCTTCTATAGATCCAGATACTGTTGTGACAGGTGCACAACCAGCTACTATACAACAATATAATAGATTTACTGTTGACATGCTTGAAAATTCAACGTCAACAGCAACAGGAGGCGGTTTTCAGTGTACAATTGGACCCGTAAATGATAGAGCTTAATTATGTCAGGAATTAGTTACAATACATTAGTTACACAAATTAAAAATTACACAGAAGTAGATTCTAACGTTTTTACAACAGATCAATTAGAAAATTTTATTTTAAATGCTCAACAAAGAATCATGTTAGATTTACCTATGGATTCTGACAGATTCGTGGAGCAAGGTACAATGGCAACGGACGTAAATAATATTAGAGTTCCAGCAGGATCTTTATTTGTTAGAGGTGTAGAAGTATTTAATGCTACAAATTCTACAGAAAAAGGTACATGGTTAGAAAGACGTGATCAAACTTTTTTAAGTGAATATGTGGGAAGATTAACAGGTCCAGAAGGATCTACTACATCAGGTGCAGATGTTACAGGTAAACCTAAATATTACTCTATGTTTGGTGGAGCAACAGGATTATCAGATACTACTTCAGGATCTATCTATTTAGCACCAACACCAGACGCTAATTACATATTTAGAATATATTATAATAAAATGCCAGCTACTTTAGAATCAGGTAATCAGACTAATTATATTAGTTTATATTTCCCTCAAGGTCTGCTATATGCATGTTTAGTAGAAGCATATGGATTTTTAAAAGGTCCAACTGATATGTTGACATTATACGACGGAAAGTATAAACAAGAACTACAGAAGTTTGCAGCGATGCAACTTGGAAGAAGAAGACGAGACGATTACACGGATGGAACACTAAGAATTCCAATCGAGTCGCCGCCTCAGTAATTAGGAGATAAATATTATGGCAATAACATCGGCAATATGTAACAGTTTTAAAACAGAAGTTTTAACAGCGGTACATAATTTTACAGCATCGTCTGGAAACACTTTTAACATAGCTTTATACACAAGCTCTGCAACTTTAAATAAATCAACAACAGCTTACAGTACATCAAACGAAATTTCTAACACATCAGGATCTGCTTATTCTGCAAAAGGAAAAGCACTTACAAGTGTAACACCTGCTTTATCAACTGATACAGCATGTTGTGATTTTGCAGATATTTCTTGGACATCAGCTTCATTCACAGCTAATGGTTGTTTAATTTTTAATGATTCAGCAAGTGGTGATCCAGCAGTTTGTGCGATAGCATTTGGTTCAGATAAAACTGTAACAAGTGGAACTTTTACAATTCAATTTCCAACAGCTGACGCATCTAACGCAATAATCCGTATAGCATAAGGAGGAAATCCTTATGGCCAATTCTTGGAACGAATCCGGCACAACCTGGGGAACAAATCGTTGGGGAACAACTAACGAAATAAGTTCTGGTTGGGGTGCAGATGCTTGGGGAACAGGTGGTTCATGGGGCCAAGCTACTGACGAAGTAGTTCAATTAACAGGTTTATCATTAACATCATCAGTCGGAACTCCTACATCAGGAGCTAATCAAGGTTGGGGTAGAGCTGAGTGGGGTGAAGAGGCTTGGGGAGAAAGTGATAACCCTGTTGTTACACTTACAGGTTTTGGATTAACTTCTGGTTTAGGTTCACCTACAATTACAACAGAAATAAATACAGGTTGGGGTTCTGATAGTTGGGGTCTAGAAAATTGGGGAGCTTCAGGAATAACAGTTGAGTTAACTGGCGTTGAAGCAACTACAGGTATTGGAGAAGATGTAAGTTGGGGTAAACAAACTTGGGGATCTTCAACAACTGGTTGGGGTGGTGAATATTATTTAGATGTTGCAAGTGTAATGGGACTAACAGGATTAAGTTCTACATCATCTGTTGGTGCACCAACAGCTATTTCAGATGTTACATTAACTCCAACAGGACAAAGTGCAACTTCTGCAGTTGGATCTTTAGATCCTTCGGATCAAGTAATGGGTTTAACTGGATTAAGTGCAACTTCTTCTGTAGGTGCAATCACACCAGCAGATGTAATGGGCTTAACAGGTTTAGAAGCTGAAACAAGTTTAGGAACTCTTGAAACTTCTACAAATCCTATTGTTGATTTAACAGGTCTTTCTATAACTTCATCTGTAGGTTCTTTAGCACCAGCAGATGTTATGGGATTAACCGGATTAAGTTCAACTTCATCTGTAGGTTCTTTAGCACCAGCAGATGTTATTGGATTGACAGGAGTTTCTGCAACTGTTAGTATTGGTAATGTAGCTCCATTAGGTTATGAAGCTATCACAGGTACACAGAGTGCTAGTTATAGTTCAGTTACAGCAACACAAAGTGCTAATTATACTGCCGTCAATGCAGATAACTAATTTAATATGTTATTGACATTAAGAATAAAAACAATTAAAAAAAGATACTAATTAGGAGAACAAAATTATGGCATCAACTTATACGGCTCTCGGTGTAGAACTAATGGCAACTGGTGAAAACGCCGGTACATGGGGAACAAAAACTAACACTAATTTAAATATTATCGAACAAATTTCCGGTGGATTTTCTGCACAATCTATAGCAGGTGGAGCACAAACTACAGCTCTTTCAGTTTCTGATGGATCAACTGGAGCAGTCATGTCTCATAGAATGATTGAACTTACAGGTTCAATTACTGGAAATCAAATTGTAACAATTCCTTTAGATGCACAAACATTTTATTTTTTAAGAAATTCAACATCAGGTGCTTACACAGTACAATTTAAATATGCTTCTGGATCAGGAGATACATTTACTTTTTCAGCAACTGAAAAAGGTGACGCTATTTTATTTGCAACTGCAAATGATGGCACTAACCCGGACATCTATCAAATAGGTGTAGGAGATGTAACTCTTACTGGAACACAAACTTTAACAAACAAAACACTGACTTCACCTAAAATTGGTACTAACATTTTAGATACTAATGGAAACGAATTAATTAATCTTACTGCAACAAGTTCAGCTGTTAATGAAATTACATTAGCAAATGCTGCTACAGGTAATGCACCTACTATTACTGCTGCTGGTGAAACTAACGTAAGTCTTAACCTTGTTCCAAAAGGAACAGGTACATTACAAGGAAATGGTTCAGCTTTAAAAATTGCTGGTAAAGAAACTATATGGATACCAGCTGCTGCAATGTACGGACCTACAACTAATCCTGCAGATGCAGAACAAGTAGAAACAACAGCTACAAGACCAGATATGAAAGTATTTGATTTTGATGCTAGTACAAAACAATATACACAATTTACAGTAGCCATGCCAAAATCATGGAATGAAGGAACATTAACTTATCAAGTTTATTGGTCTCCAAGTACAACTAATACAGGTAACTGTATATTTGGTTTACAGGGTGTAGCATGCGCAGATGGTGATACTATCGATGTTGCATACGGAACAGCAATAGAAGTTACAGACGCTGGTATTGGAACAGTAGAAGATCAACAAATTACAAGTGAAAGTAGTGCAATGACAGTTGCGGGTTCTCCTGCAGCAGGTGAGCAATCTTACTTTCAATTATATAGAGACGCAGCAGATGGTAGTGATACTTTTACCGGTGAATCTAGAGTTCTTGGTGTTAAACTATTCTATACTACTGACGCGGCTAACGACGCATAAGGAATTTAGATATGAAGGATATAAAAAATAATCTTACTTCAGGTAAGAACTCATCAAATATACAACCTCGAAAAGGTAAATCTTTTGGTTATCAAGTTTTAGGATTTGGTTCTGGAGGAGTTGCTGGTAAATTTGTAACTGCTACAGGTGGTACTATAACAACATCAGGAAAGTTTAAAATACATACTTTTACTAGCCCCGGAACTTTTTGCGTGGCTTGTGGAGGAGATTGTAATGGTAGTAATACTGTTTCTTATGTCGTTGTCGCTGGTGGCGGTGGCGGTGGAGGCGGAGCAAACTGCGGAGGCGGAGGCTCTGGCGGAGGAGGGTTTAGAGAATCTAAATCTACTTTTGATTGTTACACTGGTTCTCCATTAGCCGCATGTGGAGGTTTACCCGTTTCAGTTCAAGGATATCCAATAACTATTGGTGGCGGAGGTAGCGCTGGATCAGGAAATGGAGGAAGAGGGAGTAGTGGTTCTAATTCTGTTTTTTCATCTATAACAAGTGCCGGAGGCGGCGGCGGTGGTGGTGGAGGACCACCAAACTGTACAGCTAACGGACTAGCTGGAGGATCTGGTGGAGGAGCAGCTGGAAGACCTTTCCCAGGTGGAGCACAAGGAGGAGGTGGAAACAGTCCTTCTGTATCACCAC